ACAATGCTTTAGAATTATCTTTATCAAGTGTCGGACGAAGTGCAACATTAAAAGCATCTCTGCCATCTGCAAGTGCTGCTTCATCGAAAATAATGAGATCGTAGGAGCGACCAACACAAGAATCTACTTGATTCACGGAACCCATGCGAATAGTAGATCCATTAGATAATTCAATAACTTTATCTTTTGCGTTGTCTTTTAAAACTTCTAAGTCAAAGTGTTTAATTAGATTTCTCTGTAGGTCAAAAGAAATCTGTGAGAGCGCATAGTTCGGGGACATAATGAGAATGTTTGAACTTGGTACTAGAGATACAAGTTGACCTATAATATTAGCAATGTAGGTCTTCCCCTGCCTACGAGATATAGCCGCGCAAACAAACCGATACTTCGGGCTGTTTGTCCCATTTATTATTGCTACCTGGGAAGGTAAGGCAGTAATATTTAACAATTCCAAATAAGGCTCAACTGGTAGTTTGAGAAACTTATCTGCTTCGGAATAATCTAAGAAATAGTCTGATACGATATCAGCACGGCTTATCTGAATTGCCATAATTAGTCCTGGGGCATTGATCTAGTTTTACTGTACTTTCTACAGTATTCAAATTCGGTTAGGTTCTCTTCCTCTTCTTTTTGCCGAAGACTTTTCTTCTGCTCCTCGATTAGGTCAAGAATCTTTCTTCCATTCTTGTTGCTTTGCATAGTACCATCCTTGTAATAACTTTACTGCAACAACATTCCACCAAAACCACTGGTCGTGAAACTCGTAGCCTCGGTCTTCTAGGTATTTCTTTGAACACCATCTCTTCTGAATGTTGTCCAAGTATTCCCCATTATATCGAAGAACTGCATGTCCTCCGCCCCTTATCGTGCAAAAGCATATTTTTGACTTACCAAAGGCAAGACTGAAAAACATCTTTAAATAACTTTTTCCGCATACATTCCACAGATAGGTTAAAGAATAATCTTCACAGTCTCCATGATAAGGAACATGCTTCATCACATACCAAGCGTCTCTTTTTCCATACTCGTTCTTATCGTACTTGTACTCGAAGTGCTCGTTTAAGTATTCTAAAAATAAAGGATCTTTCATTATTTTCTACTCATCCAGGCAGAGACACCCATATAAGCGCCAACTACACCTGCTTGGGCAATATAAAAAAGCCCTAGTAAATCAGCTAACGCTGCCACACGACTCTCGGAAACAAAAGGAGTAAAAAGTGCTCCACTGAACACTATCATTGATCCCATCGCTACCCAGGCCATTCTTTTTTGAGCTTCAGACTTTTCTTCTCGAAGCTCGATCTCAAGCATATCTTGAGACCTTTTAATTTCATCATCGGACACAGTACCATCACCATCTAAGTCAAATTCGTTATAATGTGAATCTTTTTGTAGTCTTTTTACCACTTCACTTTGTCCGCCCAGTAAGCTGCTGACATTCTGCCTTTTGCAATGTTTTTTGCGTGGCGTGCTTTAAAGGATGCACGCTTTCGCTTCATTGCTTCGCTCTCACCGGCTTTTGGTTTGCCAGCAGTTTTTGCTCCCTGCTGACCAAACCGAATTGTCTTTACTTTATCACCAACCTTTGCCACTACAATGTGTGATTTTTTAGGATGGCCAGGAGTTCTTCTAGGTTTGTTGAATCCAGCGACTTTTGCTCTTGCAAGTCGGGGATCTTTTTTCCTAGTTCTTCTTTTTCTTGCCGCCACGTTTCTTTCCTTTGTACCCACTTGCGTAGGCAGCCCGAGCCTGTTTCATGGCATCCGATTTTTTCTTGTAAGTCTTTCCAGACTTGCCCCACTTATAGCCGCCTTTTACTTTTCTTACGGGCACGTTTCTTCTTCTTCTTCTTTCGTCTAACTTGTCTTGTTAGACCTGGAGTATTTGCTATACTTACTCCTGGCATTAGGATCTCCGCTTCTGCCTTCTGCGTTTACCGGCAAAAGTCTTTACATTTGTAGGCTTTCCTCCAACTCCTTGCTTTACTGCTCGCTTACGACGAATCGCAGACTTTCTCTGTGCAGGAGTCATTTTTGCAGCTTTTGCAGCCGGAACGCACTTGGGATACTTTTTCTTTCCCGCCTTCGTCCGACCGCATTTCTCAAAGCCGCCGCCTTTTTTGGGTCTTGATATATCAACCCAGTTTTCTCCAAACCATTTGGTTAAACTCACGGTTTACCTCTTACTTCCTCACTTTTTTCGCTTTCGCTTCGTGTGGGCTGAGTCCTTCATAAGTCTACCATTGGGCATATAATGATACCCTTTTGGAGCCTTTTTCCTACGACTAGTTTTCTTTTTCTTTCGATGGTAAGCCATTAACCTTTTCGTTGCTTCTTAAGAATTGCTGCTCTCAAAGCAGGTGGTAGCTTCTTCTGCTTGGCTGTTAAGCCTTTTTTCTTTTTACCGTTTTTCTTGGGCTTCTTGCCCATAGGCTTCTTTTTTCCATAGTGTGAAGGCATGCTATTTCTCCTTACATTTACAGTCTTTGCAAGTACAAGGGTTACAGTTGCATCCGCAATCGCATTTTTCCATGATATTATCCACTTCGGTATCTACCGCCTCGTTTTTTGTACTCTCGTACAAGCCACGCATTTGCATAAGCACTGGGATAAACTGCGAACTTTCGTTTTGCAGCAGTTTTTACTCTTGCGTACAGTGCTTTATTTGTAGGAGTTGATTTCCTTTTTGCAGTTGATTTTCTTCTTTTTCTAGCCATCGGACTATTATATAGAAGTTAGTACGAATTGTCAAGACCTATTTTTGTATGGTGAAAATAGAAACTGGTTCGCTTTTGCCTTTTACAGTTACCTCGCCTAACTTATCGTACTCATTTAAAACAGCCTGTTTCATGGTAGCTTCTGAGATAATTAAATCCGTGTTATAATCTTTACACTGTCCTTCTAAACGAGAAGCAAGATTAACAGCGTCGCCAATGACACTATAGTCGAAACGACTACTAGAACCCATATTACCGACAATACACGGTCCAGTATTGACTCCGATTCCCGTATTGATTTCAATGCCTCTTTCATGCTGTAAAACATTGTTTAACTCCTGTAGACCTCGACGCATTTCAAGTGCAGCTTGTACTGCTTTTTCTGCGTGTTTTTCTTCGTCGAGAGGTGCATTCCAAAATGCCATAATGCAGTCTCCCATATACTTATCAACTGTACCACCGTGTCGTAATATTATATCTGTTTGGTTTGTGAGAAAACGATTTATGAGTTCTACGAGTCCTTTTGGATTATCTTTGTATCCTTCTGAAATTGGTGTAAACCCTCGTATGTCACAGAAAAGAAAAGTCATGTCTCTACGCTCACCACCAAGTTTGAGTAAAGTTGGGTCTTTTTGTAGTTTGCGAACCATACGCGGATCCAAGTAGTGCTCAAACTGTTTCTTGATTTCTTGTCTCATCCTGAACTGAATAAGGAAGTTCATGAAGTTTGAGATAGCCCAGAGTGTGCACGCTCCAAAAATTATGAAGGAAGGGTCTAGTAGCAGACCATCTGAAAGAAACAAATGACGCGTAAGGATACCAGCTCCGAGTACGGTGGTTATGAGTGCGGGTATTGAAAAAATTAAATTTGACGACAAAATTGCGAGCAAAATCAGAACGGCAACCAAAGCTATAATTTCAGCTCCATCTGCCCAGACTGGGCGAGATATATTTGACCCATTCAAAAGTGTTGCAAGTACAGCAGCTTGTATTTCATGTGGAGCTTTCAAACCGTCTGGCGTTGCAACTAAAGTAGATGCTCCTTTTGCCGTAACCCCAATCACTGCGATCATTGGTTTTGTTTCAACATCTAAATAATTTGATGCCGACATACGTCGAAACTTTGTATTCCAAGTAGTCCAGATACGAGCATTTGCATCTGTATTAATTATGGGAAAGTTTCGTACACGAATCGCTTCTATACCTGTCTCTCCTGTTTTGAGAGAGTATGAAGGTGAGCCTGCGAGTGTACGCAGCATATCAAGTCCAAAGCTTGGGTATAAAGTGTCTGCAATGTTAAAAAGTAGGGGTACTCGTCGTACAAGCCCATCTAGTTCAGGAGCAGTAGAAGTTACACCATTTCCCTTTGCTGCAGCTTCAAGTTCTGGCACATTGTTGAGTACTCCTTGATAAGAAAAAAGAAACGGCTTGGGGTCTTCACCAATTGCTGCCGTACCTACATGAGGTGGCTTTCCAGAATAAACGGAGCTTGACCCCGCTGCTGCGATCACGGTAGGATTATCTAGCATACAGTTTGCAAGCTGTGCATCTGTACCATATCGGTCTTTTTCTGGGAAAAGAACAGCTAACCCTGTAACCTCGGCTTGAAGTAAGTCGCAGAAAAGTTCACGAGGCCAGGGCCACTGTCCTTGCTCTTGTAGACTATCATCATCTATATCTACAAGAACTATTCCAAATTCTTGACGTTCTGGAAGCTGAGAAATAAAGTAATCAAATGTTTTGAGACGAACAGTCTCTGTGGCAAAAGGGTCAGAAACTCGTAGCCCCACAAGAGCTGCGATGGTAATAAGTATTGCTATCCATTTTTTCATTCTTGCACTATTGAGATGTAGACATCCCCTCCTGTATTGATTATTATGTTAAAACGTTCTCCGCCATCATCTAATTTGATTGTATATCCGCTATTTTGCATAAGTTCAAGTCTCGAGTAGTTTTCAACTTGTCTTTGTAAAATAACTTGCTGTCCTTGTAAAAAAGAACTAATTTGAGTAGTTGGGTCAAATCCAAGATTTGTTCCAACAAAAGCAAGCACTCCTTCTTCTTGGAGTACGTCCTCGTCCTCTTCTCGGTCTATCTCTTCGAATACATCGAGTAAGTCTCGTAAAAAGTCTACATCGAGTAAATCTATGTCAAGTTCTGAAAACTCTAATGCTTCTGCATCTTTGTCGAGTTCATCTTCCAGAAGCTCTATATCGAGGTCGTTAAAGTCTAGTATACTTTCTGTTTGTTCTACTAGTTCTTCTTCTGATATTTCTTGTTTTGGTGGTGAGACAATTAGCATATTGTCAATTAGACCGAGAGTTATATCAAGTATTTTTGGTGAGGAAGGTTCTTTCTCCATAAGAGAAACCGTAGTTGCTTGATACGGTTTATTTAAAGTTACCTGCCCCATCATTGAAGATACTACTATTTCACCGGAAGCATCTCCAAATTCATCTGGAAGAAGTATAATAAGCGTTCTTCCTAGTTCATCGACAGTCGCAGTAAAATCTGTACCACGAATAGCAATCTCCGCTGTTGGAGTTGATATCTTTATATTTTCTTTGTCGATTGTACCTAAGGCACCTGTAATGAAACGTGCGGTGCCTGAGGCAAAGTTGAGGGCAAGTTTTGATTTGGAGGGATCTACATCGTAGACAAATTCGTCAATAATTATTTCGGAGTGTTCTGTAAGTTTTAAAACTGAGTCATCGAGAAACTTTAATTCTATTCTTCCTGCAGCAGTACGAACATCATCGTAGCTTTCAATGCCGAAGTCGAGTGTGGCTGCGTTTTCCTGTTTCTCGCGAAATACTGCAGCGGTTCCGAATACGTCGGTTACGCTGCCAATATTTGCATTAACAGGTAACGGAACCAGAACCAGACTGAATAATACAAAGAGTAGCCGCTGTACCACTTGTACCACTTCCTGTTGTTGAGAAGTTGACGAAATCGTTGTTGCTTGTAGAAGTTTGATACACACCTATATCCCAGTAGTCTCCAGTTACATTAATAGTAGACTGGTGGCCATTACCTGAAGTAGCACTGCTATTGTTAATACCCACGTAGTCAATTTCATTGTAATTTCCTGTGATGTCCCAATCTTGAGTTACATACTTTGAGTTAATAACTACGCTAAGAGTATTATTACTTCCGCTTATATCCCAATCAAGATTCATATCACTTGAGTCAGCTGCTGCAACAGAGCCTGCATCATACCAATTATTTAAACCATTATGAGTTACTGCTGATGCTGCATCAAATACAATCGTATTATCACTTCCATTTATATACCAGTTTACAGTACCATCACTTGCATCTGCTCCAACACCGTAGTTTATGGTTTGAGAGTTATTT